AACAACATCCTCATCTTCGTCCAGCAGAACATCGACGATAGTGCGTCCCAAAATGCTTGCAATGATTTCATTCATAATTTGCGTCCTTTAGAATTTTTTGGATGTCCGGCGGTTTCCAACCTTCCGGCTTTAAAACTTTACCATCGCTCCGGCGGCGAACCTTTCCGGTTTTAAGATCAATCTTGCGAAGGTTGCTTAGAGTCACCGCATCCCAAGCTGTTTCAATCGGATAGCCTTTAGCCAGTGCATAGCCAATAAGCGTCCAGATGGTATCGCATACCGCATCTAATGCCAAAGCATGACCACCACCCTCGACTGCTTCATCAAGTTCGTTTAGTTCTTCATTGATAAGGTGTAGGTACATGGTTGCCAATTCTTCAGATGGTTGCTGATCGCAAGCATCCATAAATTGCTTCACATCATTAAAAATGCTCATAGTTACCTCAGAATGGGACTTCGTCTTCATACGGATCGGATTTCTTTCCAGATTTGGCAACAGGCGCATCAACGGCAGGCTTATCACCCTTACCAACCATAGTCAGCCGATCAACAATGACTTCTGTTGAGTAACGCTTCTGGCCATCCTTTTCATATTCTCTGGTCCGCACAGAACCCTCAACCAGCAGTTGTGAGCCTTTCTGGACATATTTCTCAACAATGCTGGCCGTCGATTTGAATGCGACACAGTTGTGCCATTCGGTATGTTCTTTGCGCTCGCCATTGCGATTGCTGACGGTGCTGGTAGCAATGCTAAAGGATGCAACCTGATCTGCATTCGCAGTCACTTTAACCACGGGGTCTTTGCCAACACGACCAAACAAAAAGATTTTATTCATTTCTCGATTCCTGTATGAGATTTACCAACTTGTCTACTTCTACCAAAAACTCAACCACTTGCTTTTCCATATCCTCGATATATTTGTTGTCCCTATCTATCCTGATTTGAAAGTAAGACTGCTCGATACGCGGGTCAAAACTCACAAAGTCACACCACTTCCGACCAGTGCAAGCCATTTGAAACTGCATTTGAGGGATGTACTTTGTCGGGGCTTTTTTAGCTATGAGTGTCTCAATATGAGTCGAAGTATTGGGACACTTAATCTCTAGCAGTCCGTCAGTGTTTATTAGCCCATCAGGACTCGCCCCTGCGTTTGGGATGCGCGGGTGAGGGCAAAACCCTGTCTGCATCACCATAACGTCATTACGAGCCTCATACGCCTCCCGAGCTAGGTATTCAGTTTCTACGCCCCATTGCATTGCTGCATTGACGTAAATTTCATGACTCTGCCCAGACATCCTTTCCGCTGCAAGGATTGCCAGCATATTTTGGCGAGTTGCTGAACCCTTCTTCGCCAGTACGCTAGAAATCCTAGAACCCGTAACTTTGCCGAGCCTCAGCACTTTCCATGCTTCCGTGCCTTGACGAACATCCGTCACATCGTTTGTCATTGTGATCCTTTGACCATTGACAGTCTTTTGTCATTGTTACCGGATACTCACGCATCACTCTGCGTCCATCCTTCCAACCTACTTGGACAAGAATGGTGTCCAGCAGGGGTGCGCGATTGTAGCAACCGTACATCACCACGTTGCCAGCATCAGCCCAATGTTTGAGATGGCATACCCAAAAAACACCAGTGCCAGTTTCGGATTGCCTTGGATTGCTAGGATGGCAGCAGTCATTAGGTAGGCTACCGTTACTCCGGCGATTAGATAGATTGCAAGAAAATTACTCATATTCTCTCCCAGATACTAGGAACATTCTTTGCGCGTTTTGGCAATGAACGGATTAGATTTTTTTGTGCAAGATCGGCTAGTGCTGCCTTTGCTGTCGGCGGGTTGCATTTGAGTGCGTCTGAAACCTCAAACGTCGCCATTGGTCCTTCGTCGTGCAGCAAGCAAAGAATTTGTTTCCGCAATGAACCATCATACTTTTTGAAAGTGTCATCTTTATCGTCAAGCAAGTGAGTTGTTCGATTGATAGGCGCGTGTTGAATGGGCTTAAAATCAAACAGTTCGTGAAATCTCATTTTCCAGCCAATCCGCGAGTCGATTAACAATAACAAGAGTCTTTTCTGCTTCTGCAAGTGCCATGTGGTTGCGATTCATTAGGCAATCGTTGTGACACTGCTTCAGTGATTTTTCTGCTGCCATCAGGAACGTCGAATAGTCCTGCAAGTCGCTTGTCAATTTTTGATCAAGCGTAGTTGTGGCGAACTTATACATTGTCCATCCTTTTTGTAGAGTGTTCCTGTTACCCAATCTGCCCACAGTTTTTGTGGTTCAGAATATCTTTTGCCGTGCATCGTTTCTTTGACAAACATTACTTCAATTTCAACAAATTCCCTGTTGGATACCCCAGTGATGGTTTGAACATTAAACCTGTGTTTTTGAGCCTGTCGGTAACGCTGGTGCATGAAGATAACCCCATGCTCCGACAGGCAATCACCCTCACTGATCCGAAACCGCATTCACTACCCTTTTGGTCAGGTTTGAGATGATCTTCCCGTATTGACTCGCAGGGATGTCTGACAAAGACTGGACGTTGTAACCCTCGCAAATCTTGCTGATTTCAACCTTTGCTTTGGACGCAATCTTTTCAATCTGCGCTACGTCCTCAGGCTGAAGTTTGGCAGGGGCATCGTCGCTTGGAGGCAAGTCTTCGCCATTGTAGATATACAGTCCGATTCCGTGCATGGCGATTGCTTTAGCCAAACAACGCATATACGCGGTATTGACTTGGAACGCATCAGGATTGTCTACAGCCTGATTCCGGTGGTTCATCACTGGCAGCAAGCACTTGCGGGTAGTTCCAAAAGCGTGAACCTTAACTTGCACCATCAAAGTGTTGTTAAATTTGATTGGCTCGACGTATTCCCAATTTGCGGTTTCGTCGTGCAGCAACAAAGTATCTACTGCCCAAGCCCACGAAAGGTAAGACAGTCCATTCTTTTTCTCGATGTGTTCCGATACGTCAATTTTCCTGCGTTCTGCATACTTACTCATGATGATGTCCTTTCTTGTCATTGAAATCGAATGCGATGCTCCGCTTCAGTCTTTGCACACTCCCACAACCAATCGATGTAATCCGACCAGAGGCAACGTCCTGCTTCCGTAAACTTCTTTTCAACAATGTACTGAGCCAAAATAGGATCGTATTTAACGTCTTCCATAAATTCTTTAAACATTGCCAATTTGTCATAAGCATAAAAGATTTCTTCCATCATCAACTCAATGCTGGACTGACGATCTGCCGCATCAATGTAAGGTTGTTCAAGCCACTGGTCGTGTGTCATTTATCCCCCCTTGCTCGGATAGCTTTGATAAACTCAAACAACAGACCCGCAACCCAGTTTTGTAATGGGTGGTCTCTTAATCCACTCAAATCAGTATTTGCCAATATCTCAGCACACGCTTCACGCTCCGCATTTACGCAATCCATCACCAACTTCATGACCCAAGGCGGCACTTCTCTGTGCCCTGCCATGCGGATGATGTCTTGTCTACTCAAACTTAATTCCATGTTGATCCTCAATCAATCGGGCAAACTGCAATGACGATTTGGCAATGCTATGCAGTTCCCAAATCTTGTCATCCGTCAATGGTTTGCGCTCGTTGCGAACTCTGAATGCTGCTTTCCAAGCAGTGTGCCAAATGTCCCACATAGGGCCAAACTCTGCATAAGTCTCCGACTTACCAGTCACAGACTTAGCCCAAAGTTGGTACTCCCGGCGCATTGCTTGTGTGTTCAAGCCAGCACTTCGGCGATTGCGAACAAGGCTGGAATTGCCACCAGTACGAACAGAGTGAAGATGATTGCCTCGACCCACTCCGCTGCGCTCATATCCTTCATATCTTCAAACATTGTTTTCTCCTGTATGTGCGGAATGCACAACCCGTATCTTCCGCAAAAAAGTTACCGTGTCAACACTTTTTTTGTGGCAGACTGAAAGCTCAACGGAGGACAAAACATGAAATGGATGGTGTACGACGAAGACGGGCCTCTTAGAGCCTTTAGGACGCGCCGTGCTGCACTCAGATTTGCTCATGATGGTATGACCATCAAACGCATTCCCAAACCAACCTACGATTTTAAGGAGGCATTGTTCTGATGCTGATAACTCCCCGCGACTTGGAAGGATATGAGCCACCAAGGACCGCACTAGCTATCCGATCCGCAGATGAATACATGGATGTTGTGCTAGATGCTTTTGCTAATCCTGAGAGCGTATCTGGACACACATTGCCTTGGCCTAAGACACAGGATAGCATTCGGTTTCGCCCACAAGAAGTCAGTTTGTGGATGGGCATCAACGGGCATGGCAAGTCGATGATGACTTCTCATGTAATGCTGGATTTCTTGTTTCAAGGTGCAACCGTCTGCATTGCCAGTTTTGAAATGAAGCCAGCCGCTACACTCAAGCGCATGACCAAGCAGGCATTAGGCTTTGCTGGTCCGACGGAAAAGTTCATCACAGACTTTCATCATTTCTTGGCTGGCAGACTCTGGCTATACGACCAGCAGGGTACGGTGGATAGCAAAGAACTGCTTAAAGTTATCCAATACTGTGCTGACGTAAAAGGTGTGCAGCACTTTGTGGTGGACAGCCTCATGAAGACTGTTCGCAATGAAGACGATTACAACGGTCAGAAGCTGATGGTCGATGCACTGTGTTCGATTGCGCGTGACCATAACATTCATATCCACATTGTTCACCACAGTCGCAAGCTGGCCGACGAATCTCAAGTGCCGGGGAAATATGACAGCAAAGGTTCCGGCTCGATTACGGATCAGGTAGACCAATGCTTTTCGGTGTGGCGCAACAAGAAAAAGAACAGCGCATCCAGAATGGCGAAGATGATGATGGAGTAGACGCTTTGCTGGTGTGCGACAAAAACCGCCACGGAGACTGGGAGGGCCGCATTGGGCTATTCTTTAACCCCGAAGGCCAGTTCTACGGGGAAAGCAATAGATGGAGACCGAGGTACAGCGAAAGAATCGGCAGCTAATGCCAAA